CAAAGTTTGGCGTCTATTGACCGTGGGGCAAGTGATGCCCAATACAACGTCGGATATGCAGCGGGTTTTCGAGACGGCATTGGCTGTCTTGACACGTTGGTCTCGCATGGACTACTCGCTGACGACAATGACAATACCTAATGGACGAAGCCATGGATCGCGAGTCCATCTTAAAGATGCTCGCAGGCGAAGAAGCGGGAGAGTCGCCAACTCCCAATCCGGAAGAACAGTCTCCTACAGCAGAAGAACCAACTGCTGCCAATGAAGAGGTTCAAGTTGATGACCAATCTTACGAGGAGGAATCAACTGAAACGGAAGATACCGGGGGTGGAGAAGATCCAGATCCCGAAACTGAAAGCCGATATGAAAAGCTACGGAAAGCAGAAGCCAGGCAAAAGAAAACCTGGCAAAAGCTCGACGAGGAAAAGCGGCAGCTCCGGGAGCTCAAAGAGCAACTGGAAGCGGAACGCGGGTCGATAGAACAAGAGAGGCTACGTGTTGCTGAGGAATTATCCAAAGCTGGCACTGAACACTCTCCAGATATCTACGACCAGGTAGCTCAGAAGTTTGAGGATGAGGGGGAGCCAGAGCTGGCTGAACAAGCCAGGAAGATGGCTGAGGAATCCAGGAACCGAAAGCAGTCGGCATCAAAGACCGTTGAAGTTGAGAAATTCAAGAAAGAGTGGTCTGAGTCCGTTTCTAAGTTGTCCGAGGAAAACCCGGAGCTCAAAGACGCGGACAGTGAGTTGTTCAAGGCAGTCAAGTATCTACTCGATAACAAACCTGCTCTGACGACTTACAGCACTGGGTTCCAGGATGCAGTCGAGGTGGCTAAGTACTACGTCGATTCGCAGAACCTGGAACGAATCACAATCGAAAACAAGAAGCTCAAAACAGAGCTTTCCAATTTAAAAAAGAAAACAAACCTCGGTGGAGGGAACGTCATGAGACGCACGGGGCCGAAAGGGTTCGACGACATGTCGCACTCGGAGCAACGGGATGCTCTCATCAGGATGATTCGCGAAGCCGACAGATAGGAGATTAAATTATGGCTACAGATGCTAGTAGGAATCTGACTTCAACCATTGGTTCAGATACAGGGGATTTGGCGCAGCACGCGCTTCAACGCTACTTCAGCCGCGAGTTGCTGAAGACCATCGAACAGACTGTTGTTCTTGATCAGTTTGCTTCCAAGCAACCACTGCCTGAGAAGAGTGGTTCCAAGACCATGCGCTTCTTCCGTTACGACGAGGGGAGTGCCGCAAATGTTTCAACCATCACTGAGGGAACTAACCCAGCTGCGAGCGCATTGCAGATTGATTCTGTTGACGTTGACTTGACTCAATATGGTCAGGTGATTGCGATCTCGGATCTTGCTTCCGCTACTGAGCTGTTCAACAACCTGGAGCAAGCTACCCTGCGTGTTGGTCGCGACGCAGCTCTGAAGATGGATGGCATCATCCGCGATGAGTTGTTCAGCAATGACGCTGACATCCCATCTGGGAATAACATCTACTCTGGCAGTACAACTTCATGGGGATCTAGCATCTCTGCTGTTGATGCTACCGACTTCCTGGACGCTGCCACTTCTCTGAAGATCCAAGCAGCCACCCCCATCAACGGGTTCTTCGTTGCAGTGGTTGGGCCTCAGGTCGCTCGCGATCTGATGAACGACGGTGACTGGATTGCTGCTCACCACTATGCCGCTCCTGATAACATCGTTCGCGGTGAAATCGGACGCTTGCATGGTGTTCGCTTCGTAGAAACCACCCTGCCATACCGTGCAGCTGTTGGTGCTCAGTTCACCTACGCTCCAGCTGGTGCATACTACGGTTCGGTTGTTGTTGGTGCAGAAGCTTACGCTTGTGCCAGCTTGAACAGTCAGTCTCCGTTCGCCCCATCGGTGATCATCACCAATGGAGCTGACAAGTCTGACCCTCTGAACTTGCAGACCAAAGTTGGTATGAAGTTCTACACCGCTGCCAAGAACATCCAGCCCAAGCACATCGCTAGGGTTTACAGCACCACTAACTACGGACAGTAATCATGCCATTCTCGTTCGATATACCAGCCGAGGCAGTCCAGCTGATGGACGGTGACGAGGCAGTAATGCCGGCCCAGGGAGATGTTGTGAGCATCACCATTGAGGGAACCGTTGAGTCTGTCGGTGAGGGTTCGGTTAGCGTTTACGCTAACAAAGCCAATGGCGTGGATCTCGGCGGAGACATGGAAGAACCCGGTGAGATGCCCGACCGTGAGGGTATGCTCGCAATGCTACAGGGAGCGCAATTATGAGCGAAGTCAAAGTACGCCTGGCCCAGAAGCCAGTGGACGAACCAATAACATTCGTTGTCGATGACGCAGCTGCGTTGACGTTCAAAGGCACCGCATCCGCGAGCGCCGGCTCGGTTATCAAAACCACCGGAACTCTGGGGAGCATTACCTACGGACTCAAAGTGAAGCTGGTTGACAGCTCGGGCGCAGCTATTGGTGCAGGGAGTTATTATATCCCTCTCCAGGCTGAGTCCTAATATTTGTTCGCGTGTTCATACTCAGGGGGGAGGGTGACCTCCCCCTCTTTTAAACACTAGGTGGTCAACACCGTTTATGCCGACATATACGTTTGAAAACGAAGCAGGGCAGACCCTGGAAATGAATGTCCCAATTGGGACGAGCGATGTTGTCCAGGATGGGCAGCATTGGACGAGAACGACAACCCCGG